AACATTCCTGATCCACTACCAGAAGGATATCCAGCGTCAATATCAGAAGCAGAATCCAGTGATGTAATTTTGCCGATTGGTGTGACTAGCATTACTCTCCTTTCTCTTCATTCTTATTTATTTGTTTCAGCATCTTCTGAAGGTCTGCTGTGCTACCAACAAATAGATTGTTTGTAGTATTACCCGTTGCTTGCTTGGTAGGTGCCTCAAGGTTCTTCATCTTCTGTTGAAGATCGATGAGTTTGTCAGTGGCGTCTGCTACCTGCTTCATGGCGTTCACAGCGACTTCATATGCCCTAGGGTGCCCAGACTCCTGTGCTACCTCTAGAGCGCCGTCTAGCGCCTCTCTGCCCTTATCTATGAGTGAGTACAAAGATCCACGGGTATACTCGTAGTCTTTAGTTTGATCGTCTTTATCTGCCTTTGGTGGCGCTGGTTTGGATGGTTCGATATCTGTAGACTCAACTTCGATATCAAAGATATCTTCCATGTTCTCTTCAAATTTGCTCATAAGATTTCAATCCCTTCATTAAATCCAAAATCGTCGGTAGAGATGACTAGTTCGTCATCGGCAGCAGTGATAACACCATCGTTGTTCTTGTCTTCCAGTGCCTTAGGCGAGTAACTGTAAGAAGCAGTTCTTCTGCTTTGAGCAAGGTCTCCAACAGATTCGTAAATAGTTGCTTTACGAATGATACCATTGTTGCTGTAAGGACCGTAGATATAAGACTTAGCAGTAAAGTTTAAAGACCATACGATACTTCTACGATCTAAAAAGTTATCATCCCAATCATCTTCATAGTTAATGTTATTCAAAACAATAGCAATATCTCTCTTCTCATCCATGTCGGTGATCATGTTGAGAGTGATATTGAAGTTGGGTTGAAAGAAAGGTAGAATCTGCTCTAGGATCTGTAGACCATCATCCTGAGACTTACCAATAATTCCTAGTTCAAATGACATATCATATGGAACTGGAACATACTGTGTCTTAACTTCTGATCCGTCATCGGCAATAGTAGTTCTGTACTTCTGTACAGGACTTGTCTTACGAGCAGCATCATATGTAATACCAGTCATCTCAAAGTAGAGACGTGGTAGTGTGATAGCAACCTTATTTGCTACATCTGGATTTTGCTCCAGACGTGTCAAGAACTTCTGCTTAGGACCATAAGCAAGAGGAACTTTTTCAACCTCCAGCACATTACCTGTGCTGGGATCTACTTTTTTGAGTTCAATATTATTGAATAGTGTACCGAAACCAATTACCGTTTTACGGATAGCTTCGTTATAAAAATGTGCCCCAAGCATTAGAATGAATCCATAAAGTTACCATACTCACCGAAGGGATTAACTTCACCCCAATCGACTAATTCGTCAGCCTCTTGTTCGATCTCGAAGTTTTGATCGTAGTTGCTGTTGGTATTATTTAGAGTGTTGAAAGACTCAGGACTCCACTTGGCACCAGAGGTTAGACCAGTAACTACTTCAGCAGTAGTAAACGTTCCTGTTCTGTTGATGACTTCGAGTGCTCTGGTAGCACTATCCCAGGACTTGACATCTGCTCTGTTGTCTTTGGGTGAGTAGTCAATTGTGACAGTAGGTTCAGAAGTGTAACCAGCGCCACCATCTGTAATGACGATACCAGTAACAAGACCAGTAGCAGAGACCGTAACAGTACCCGTAGCATCTGTAGTTGCCCCTCCTCCAGAGAATGTGACTGATGGTGGTAGTGCCTGATTGTAGTATAGACCTGTGTCTGTCACGACTACACCATCTACAGCACCACTAGTAATGGTTGCTGTTGCCTTAGCAAGGAACTCGTCTCCCACAATCTCTTCACCAACAATGAAGTCTCCTGTACCACCAGGATCCATGAAGAGTTTGATAGAACTAGACTGAGTTGTTTCGATTACATCGATCTCAGCAACACCAGTTTCAATACTATCACTACCAACCTCGTAGATCTCGGCAGTCATTGTGTAGAACTGGAGTTTACCCATCTGGTAGAAAGGTTGCTCTCGCTCTACAAATTTGATTTCATATAAGTCTTTTGTAAGAGGGAAGTATAGAAGATCGCCTTCATTGGGTCTACCATCTACAGTCAGATCATATCCATCCGAAGCTTCATCCCAGCGTCTTGTGGATACTCGGAACTTTACTTCATCTGTGATACGTAGACCGAACTTACTGATGAACTCAGATGTCTCTCCAAAACCAGTGACATTCTCTAGTAGCATCTCAATTTGAAACTGAGACTCATACTTTGAATAAATGATGTCATCCAAAGTATTATCCTTTAGGATTGTCCTTGGCATGTAGTAGATATCTGATCCAAACAGTTTGATCTGTTCGTCAACGAGATCCTGTACGAGATTTTGCTCGCCAGAATAACCGCTATAGTAAGTGGGAAAATATGGTGATGTTGGCATCTTATCCGATCATATCCATAGGTGGAAGGGAATACTTGGTCAGCATTTCTGACTCAAGTTGCTGAACTTCTCTGTTTCCATCCTCCCAGATCTGACGACCATTGAGAGTGATGCCACCAGGAAGTTGTACATTATTAAATTTGATGAGGTTTGCTCCCCACTGTCTCTTCATTAGAGCAGTAGCATACCTCTTTACAAATGAATCATTATATACTTGGGTGTATGTTTCTGGATCTACAGCACCCCAGCAATCGATTAGAATCCAGTTACCTTCTACTAGTCTGCTAGTATCAATGTCAATGTACAGTCTGTCCTGCCTCTTGGTGAATCTATACTGTACAAAAGAACCAGTATTGATAACTTGATCCAGAGTTTCAAAATACTGCTTGACCATATAAAAGTTGGTCAAGTCAAAGTTCCCCATCTTGAATCCATTCGAGAAGGAGAACATGTCCATCAGGAAGAACTGGTTTGTCATACCAAACAGTTCATTACGAACGAAGTTGGATGATACACCAAATACTTTACTGATGCCCATCACGTGTTCAGGGATCTCTAGGAAGTTCTTTCTGTGTTCCCAACCAGTAGCGTCTGGGTCTACAGTTTGTGTAACTTCATTTTGTGTAGTGAACCTAGTGATATCTAGATCAGTGATGTTGTGCTTGAGATACATTTTCTCAAGTCCGTCAAAGTGATGTTCATGGTAAAACTGAATGGCATCGTCAATGATGTCACTAGTTTGCTCATCAGCAATATTGATTTGTAGTACAGGAGCGCCCAACTGACGTTTACAGTAATCAATTAGTTCCTGTCTAGTGCTTGGCGATGCCATGTATCTTACACAAAGTCCCTAATACTATTTAGGATCTTCTGTCATAGGCATATTCTAGGTAGTGCCCATCTGCCCTAACATAGTGTAAGAACAACTGGTGGAAGTAAGAGTCTCTCTTTCCAACCATTTTCTCTCTCCAGTGAGGAACTTCTATACCATGGTATATCACAGCATCTCCAGGAGAAGTAAAACATTCGAAAGAATCTTCTAGTTCAAACCAAAGACCCCAATCATAATCTAAGTTTGAACTTATATTTACAGACACACTAATCTCACAAGATGCTCTATCTACATGCTTATCCATCTTACTGCCATTGAAATAAAATCTATCGAAGTAATAAGTAGGATATAATTTTTCTTGTAGTATATACTCTAGTTTATTTTTACAATCATAGTGTAATTCTTTGAACGTTGGGTGATTATATCTAGAAGAAGTTTTTCCGTGGATAATTCCACAGTTTTCTTTTTCAACTTTTTTGGGGGGAGATTCAATAACATTAGAGACATCTAAAAGTCCTTGGCACTCGAATACTAACCAATCGTTTCTTACTTCCATTTTGGACCTTCTACCCAACCAACTAGAGATTTTCTACATCCAGACCTAACTTTCATTACCCGATGCTTTATTCTACTGTCAAAAATAATAATAGTTCCTCGTTCTTTCGGAGCAAAAAACAACTTATCTCCTTCATCAATAAATTGTAACTCACCGCCAGAGTAATCTTCTGGATCTGACAACTGTAAACTAAAAGATAATTTTCTTATTGAGTCTTCCTTTTTAATAGTGTCTACATGCCAATTGTAATGCCCACCTTCTGAGTAAGATGTGTATTGTAAATACCTGTCTCCAAAAGGTTTTATATCGTATCCAAAGTTTGCCTCGTTTGCTTGTAAAACATAGTGATAACAAAATCCAGCAATCCAATGATTACTAGATATCCAAGCAATTTTACTATCTCTAACTTCTAAATCAACATGTTCTTTTAGAGACGCTGTTTGACTTTCAAAAAATTCAGTTTCTTCTAAGAAAGAATTTATAACAGTCTTGGGTAAAGTAGTCTTATACCAAATAGCATCAAAAGTCATTTTAAAAATCCATTGAATGTAATTCTATCACAGTCCCAATTAGTATTAAAGTATGGGGTATGGCATACTTTACCTTCGTACATTAGTAAAGTATTATATTCGTGTGGTTCTATGTG